GCCAACATCGCAGCGTGGCGCTGGGCGTTGGAGCGCACCTGATCCGCAAGCATCCTTGAGGCTCGCATGGTGATGTAGTGCTTTGCGATCTCAGGGATCTTGACGTACTCCAGCATGTAGCAGATGGTCGCCTTGAGGTTCGCTGTGAACCCTGTGGTCGACTTGGTCTGCCTGTTGTAGAGCTTGCCGTCACGGGTCGTGTAGAGCGAGTAGACCGACGAGGTCGCGCCCGTGCCGAACTTGCCAGGGACATGGACCCAGGCCGCGTTGGCGGGCGTTACGATCTCACCTGAGCCATTGGGCGTCAAGACGACATCGAACTCCAGGTTGAACTCCCAGCCAGCCGACTGGACTTCCTTGTTGACACGGTCCAGCATCGCCTCAGCGTGGGAGGCCAGTGCGGTCGCGTTGGAGCCAAGCTGGTTGACGGGCGCTTCGTTCAACGCTGAAAGGATCGAGTTGACTGATTCGAGCTTGGTGGTGCCTGTGGGGTCAGCCATGACTTCCTTTCAGTGAAAAAAGGGGCCCCAAGGATCCGAGCGTAATGTCGAGAACCTTGAGGCCCCAGGGGTGGCAGCAGGAGACTGCTCTCAGCGGTTAGGGAGCGACGGACAGCTCCACGGCCGACTCGGGACGAAGGATGCCCGTGCCGAGAGCGTACTTGGCGACGATGAGGTCGCCCTGGTACTCGATCTTGCGATCGGTCTCGACCGTGAGGTCCTTCAGCTTGACCGTTCCGATGGCGCTGCGGTGGAAGACCAGACCAGCGTTGTCGGAGAAGTCGGCGTTGTAGGTGTTGTTCGCACCCGTCAGGTTGTAACCCGAGAAGTCCTCGGTCGGGAGGTGGTTGGTCTTCACGATCTGAATACCAGCCACCATCTTGACCGTGCCGTCCTTGAGGGTACCGTTGCCCTCACCGCCGTAGTCGCGGTCGATGACATCCTTCTGCTGGACGACCAGGTAGTACTGCTCGGGGGAGAGCAGCACGACACGGTTGTCCTCGGGGATGTCCTTCTCGTCGAGGATCTCAGCGGCCTCGAAGATCGCGGACACGATGGCAGCACCATCGGTACGCATGAGCGAGTCCACGACCGCGTCGCCGCCGAAGCCGACGTACGCGCCGGAGCCCGCGAAGTTGGAGGTGGCACGAGCCGCCAGGACACCGACCTGCATCACGCGCTTGTCGTAAGCACGCGCAAGAGCCCGTCCGATCTCGGAAGCGTAGATGCTCCGAGTGTCGTAGTGGTTCATCATGTCGTCGATGTCGGGCACGAACGCAGCCGACAGCATCAGCTCGTCGATGCTGATGACCCGCTCGGCCGCAGCGATCTGCGACAGGTAGGTGCCGGGGGCGTTGTACTTCCCACCCGTTTCACGGGTCTGGTCGTTCAAGTTACCCGGAGCGATGTCGATGCTGTCATCGAGGATGTTGTCGCCCACGACATGGAACGCCGAGTAGGCGATGCCGGTGCAGGGGAACTGTGCGGACTTGCCGCTTGCGATGGTGCGGGTCGTGTGAAGACCCTTCATCACGTTCTTCTCTTCAAAGGTCTGGAGGACCTCGCCGGAGAAGACTTTGAGGAACAGCGCCTTGGTGTCGCCGGTCAGGAGAGACTGGCCGGAGCGACTGACTGCGCCGAGTTGGGAGAGAGACATAGATTGAGTCCTTGTGAAGGAGGGGGTGGGAAAGAGTCACCCACTGCTGTCATCAAGAAGCACACGGCGCAAGTTATCCCCCGTGGGGGGCCTGGGCGTACTGTCAGGTGTCGTTGCTGTGGTTGGTTCCTGAGCCCCTTAGGGGCCCAAGAGGCCTTGAGGTCCATTGGGACCTACAGGGCGTTCAGGTTTCCTGAGGTTTCACGAATCGTGAAAGTGCCTCAGGGTTGAATGGGTCCAGGCTTATCAGAGAGAGTGTGCCAGCACCATCAGCCGCCAGAAGCCCCCGTAGGGACACCAGTAGAGTAGCGGCCTTTGCTCCCATCATTCGCCAACGCGCTGACACGCGCCGACCGGACAGCCTGGAGTGCCCGCAAGCGAGTCCCTTAGAACCCGCTAGACTTCCGGCGCGAGGGCCGGGTTCGGCTCGAACGTGATGTCGACCCCGAACTGTGCTTCAAGTGCTTGCTCTTCGCCGACGCGGAGCTTGGTTGCCATCCACCACGGCCACGGGTCGCCGATGTCGATGAAGACCTCGCCGTAGACCTCATGTCGGAACCATGCGGCCTGGTCGATCCACTCGGTCGGGAACGGCGGGGTGTACGTCAGGCCGCTTGCGGTGGCCTCAGCGGACGCTCGGCCGGTGCCGACGAACGCCTGGACCTCTTGGTCCCCGTAGGCCCACAGGTCCCCTGAGGCGCTCAGGTAGAGCTGAGGGCTGGTGGCGCACGCGCTGAACAGGAGCACCAGGACGGTGCGGCTGGTGAAAGTGAAGAGTCGATTCAACATGGTCTACAGTCCCGAGCGCCCGAAGCGCGCGATAACGTGGTTGCGGAACGCTGCGCTGGTGTGGTACTCCGGCTTGCGCTGGTCAGCGTGGAACGACTCCATGTCGGGGTACGGCGTGATCGGGCCAAAGCCCTGGTCGGGGCCATTGGGCCCACCCGACTGAGGTGTGAAGGTTCCAGCGCGCGGAGTGGGGGAGCCTTCCGACTCACGCCACTGGACGGCCATCGCCTCGATAGCCATGGCGACCAGGTCGCGGTTGCCCGTGGCGTTGGCCGCAGCGATCATGTCATCATAGGCCGCGCGCTTCTCGGCGGGCATCTCACGGCCCGCCCATGCGGCCATGCGGTTGTATTCGTCCTTGCCGCCCACGAGCGCGTAGAGGCTCTCAGCGTCGGCTTCCGCCTTGCCGCGCAACGCGCCGATGTGAGCGTTGACCACGCTCTCGGGCAGGTTGTAGTCGTTGACCAGCATCGCGTAGGTCTGGGGCGACAGGGTGCCCTTGTCCGCGTACTCGTTGTAGAGCTGCTGCATCACGACCTCATCAAGGACCTTGGGCCCTTGTGTACCCTGAGGGGTCGCTTGGGCTTCTGTACCCTCGGGGGTCTTCGGCGCGCCAGCAGCCAGGCGGGCCTCAAGGGAGGCGTAAGACAGCGCCAGGTCCTCGGGGCTTTTGAACTTCTCGGGCAGCCACTCGGGGCGCTCGGGAGCCTGGGGCTCCTTAGGCTCCTCGGGCGGCTGGAAGGCTTGCTCGTCGAGGGGGTCGCTGACTTCGTGGGGCGCTTCGTAGGTCTCAGCCATGGGTGTCTCCTGCTACTGTTCTTCTGCGGGCGGTTGCTGCTGCGCGTTTTCCATCGCACCAGCAGCGATCTGGGGTGCTGCACGTTCAGCGAGCTGCATGGCCTGGGCCTGCTGTTGCTCTTGAGCGATCTGTTCGTCGGACTTGATGAGTCCTTCCGGGGTGAGCCCGGCGGCGACCATGATGCGACTCACGGCCTCGCTGGTCTGGACAACGCTGGCGATGGCCTGCTCGCCCAGGACTTCGTGCATGATCTGGAACGCCGTACGGAGCCGCTGGAGGTCGTGGCCGCGTCCAAGGCCCTCAAGCCCGGCGATGACCCGAACGTCCAGCAGAGCGCGTGGCAGCGCCGTGAGCTGGGGGATGGAGCCGTCCTCGCGCTTGATCGCCATGATGCGACGCACGACACGAAGCTGGAGGTCACCAGCCAGGTTGCTGAAGAGCCCAACCTGGGTGTCCTCCAGGTTCTGGATCATGAACCCGATCTCCTCGGCCGTGACGCGCTCGCCTTGGCGGCGCACACTCTTGCCAACGAGGAAGTGCTCATCGAGGCGCTGCTCGACGGTGTCGGAGAGGTTGGCCGCGAACTGCATGTCCGCAGACTTGTCGAGCCTCAACGCGCCAACGTCGTCTGAGTCGCCCTCGCGGAACGCGCCGTTGGGCGCAGTGGCAAGTGAGCGAATCCGAATGGTCGAGCCAGGCTTGACGAGCCAGATGATGCGAGCTGCGGCGACGGCTGCTTCGACCAGAGCGCGCGTGAGGCCCTCAAGGGTCTTCAGGTCGCCCATGTAGTCTTCAGCGATCCCACGGCCGTAGGACTCCTCGTCGGCCCTATTGACCGCCAGGGGAATCCAGGGCGTCTCGTCCCACCTGAACTCTTCGGCGCTGTCAGGGACCATGAGGTCCTCAATCCACTTGGAGACCGACATGATGTCGACGCCGTCTTTGTTGCGACGCTCGCGCTTGATCCAAGTGTAGACCCCGACGGGCTTGCCCTCGGCTACCTTGTTGGCGGCCATGGTGCTGCTCGACATCGCCAGGTTGCGCTCTTCCTCAGTCAGTGACTTCGGATCGGCTGACTCGAAGACGACCATCTCGGAGACATCGCCCATCGAATCTCGGACAACGACATACCGCGACAGGGGGAACATGCGACTCCGCTTATCGGTGGTGAT